TCGCGTGATAGAGAGTATATGGCTTTATTTGTTGGAATTATATATAGCCAACTAGCCTTGATACCCTCTAGCCGTTTTCAACCTTACACGTCCAGTATATCATATCACACGTCCGCTGTCAAGCTTTTTTCATTCATACAATTCAACGTCGCATAATACACATTATGCGACATAACAAACCGCCGTCTATATATTATGTATACATATACAGAGAATAAAATACATATACTGTAAGGGGGTATACTATGTATATTTTCGTATACTATAAGAGAGAGGGGGGGGATGGAGTTGAGGAATAATTTTATTGTGGGGGGTTACCCCGTCCCCAATCACAAAATTTTTTGAAATCCGATAGAGTCTCCAATTTTTTTTTACAAAATTTTTTTCAAAACCTTGCTAATATTCCGTATGTATGCTATTATAAAAATATAAATATAAAAAACCCATGACAAAATCAGAAATCCTTCATAATCTTCTTATTCAATATGGAGATTCAGCTATTGGTCGGACAGAAGAAGAAAAAAACTTCACACGATTTATCATTCACACAAATGGAAAATCATTTGCCTGTATACTCCCAAAGAATGAAAAAGGAGGGTATGATTTTGATGATGTTATGGAAATTACAAAATCAGTGATAAAACACGCAAAACAATGCTCAAAGAAAAGAGGAATTTTCCGAAGAATTGTAAATGGCCTCTGGAAATAAGTCCTAAGACTGGATTACCAGATGGATATGTTACAATGTGGGAACAAAGAGTATTAGAAGAAACTAGGAAAGAAGAAGAAAGAAAAAGAATTTCAGAAGAAAAGAAAAAGGAAAGGAGAAAACTCCCGTGGAGAGCTAAATTATGGTCAATACTTGCTATGCAACTCAAAGATGAAGTAGAGGCGGCAAAAGTCGCATACGATTTGGATGATACTCCTGAGGCTCGTAAATTTGCTATTGCTATTTCATCTCGGAATAAAAAGGATAAACGCATTCACGAATTTGTTCAGGATATTGCAGAATCATCTTGTACAACGGTCCTTGAATTATCCAAGACAGCGGAAAAAGAAGCAGTTCGCCTCGCAGCAGCGATTGATATTTTGAATAGGTTGGGGTTAAAAGCTCCTGATAGGATTGAAATTGATGATAAACGAGAACTGACGGACAATGATAGACTTGCGATTGCGAGCGTCATAGATATCCTGCATCCGAAGGTTACCGATGCAGAGATTATTGAAGGAGAAAAGAGAGAAATAACGCCAGATATGATTTCTGGGATAACTGACCAAGCGAGAGGCTGAGATATAAAATAATATTGCGAGGAAAAAACTATGAAACATTTGGATTTGTTCAGCGGGTATGGAGGGTTTTCTCAGGCTTGTGGTGAAACAATAGGTTTTAGCGAAATAGAAAAAAATGCTATTTCTGTACTAAAATATCATTATCCTAATATCATAAATTATGGCGACATCAACAAAATTACCGACTTACCCGACTTTGATTTGCTTACATTTGGTTTTCCTTGTCAGTCATATTCTATTGCAGGGGAAAGAAAAGGACTTGAAGATTTAAGGGGGCAAGTCATTTATTCTGTTATAAAGATATTAAGAGATAAAAAACCGAAGTATTTTATTGGTGAAAATGTGAAAGGCTTACTATCTCATAATCAAGGAAGAAGCCTAGAAATTATTTTAGAGGAATTGTGCGAAAGTGGATATGCAATAGATTTTGAGGTTTTGAATGCTAAGAATTTTGGCGTTCCGCAAAATAGAGAGAGGCTGTTTATTATAGGGAAAAGACTTGACATCTGCCAAGACATAATATAGAATATAAGAGTAATAATAATATTTTTATATGAAAAAACAGCCATTAGTAAAACTCACACAAAAACAATTATTGGAATCAATGGATTTATATCAAAGAGGTGTATCACTGCAACAATTAGGAATTTTATACAATGTTTCTCGCCAAGCGATGTGGGATTTACTCAGGAGAAGAATAAAATTAAGAAATAATACACGAATCGGAAAAGATAATCATTTTTATCGAGGAGGGATAAGGGCTGAAGATAAAATACATAATTTATTTGAAGAAGCAATAGAAAGGGGAAAAATAATTCCTAAAAATAAATGTGAGAAATGTGGAGAACAAAAAATATTTAGAAATGGTCGAAGAGGTATAGAAGCACATCATTCTGATTACAACAAGTCTTTTGATGTTATGTGGCTTTGCAGACAATGTCATTATGAATGGCATAAAAAAAATAAAGCAAAAAGATATGAAAACAATTGATAACCTTAAAAAAAAGTTATTATGCAACCCAAAAATAAAATTCCATTGCTTCAACTTCCCTTATCACGATGGGAGTCCTACAAAATCGCTAAAGGACATCTTGGAAACGAATGTTCCAGAGAAATATTTTTTGAGCAAGAAGACGGAGGAAAAAATCTTAGAGAGTTTACAAAGAACGCAAGCCAAGGCTACCGAGTGTATGACCAAGACGGAATCGCTTGCACCCAAGCCTCGCAAGCGGGTGGAGTAGGAGCAAAGACTGGGCTGTATTTTGTTGACCTATTAACAAATTCAGCCAAAACTACTGACAACGCTAGAGCTATACAAGCGAGATACGCTAAAGGATATTCAAAACATTCAGGGGAAATTTCAGGGGTAGCTGTCCCAGTATTAACTCCAGATAGAATAGAAAAAAGGCAGAATGGAAGAAGATTTAAAGAAGATGGAGAACCGATGTTTACTTTAACTGGTCAAGACAAACACGGAATTTATAATGGATTTAGAATCCGAAGACTAACACCAAGAGAATGTGAAAAATTGATGGGACTGCCAGTAGATTGGACAAAATATGGAATAGGAGAAAAAGGTTTATATGAATTATCTGATAATGCTCGATATAAATTATGTGGCAACGGAGTTGTCGTCAATGTAGTAGAAGCGATTATGAAAAAACTAAAATAATATGGCAAGGTCTCAATGGTGCAAATTACATAGAGTAGCATTCCATGATAAGTGCGATGTATGTTTCCCACCTCCGCCTGTTATTATAGGAGATGCTGTTATAAGAGCAGATGTATTTACTTCTCGTATTCCAGACTATTCAAATCTTCCGTCTATTGAGTCCGTTATGCTGATACCTAAGATTGAATGGGGAGAAAAACAATGGCTTACTTGGAGGGTCTGGAATGCTTCTAAAAATAAACAATAATAATATGAAGAACATGGATAAGGTCCTGAAAAGCATAGTTGAGAGTTGTAAACTCTTCGGAATTATTCTTGATAAACCACATTGGAAAGTTGAGAAAAGACCAGCAGGTAAAATGGCAGAATTTTATTTTACATATAAGGGTTCATTGTATGGCGGCGGTGCTTATTATAAAGACATATCAGATGCTCTTAAAAGAGAAGAAATTGTTTTAAGAATTGTTTCGTCAATGAGAACTATATCAAAATGATAACAAATGAAATACTTTCAGAAGCACTTAAGAAGCTTTCTGAAATGAGTCCGTACGCACGGGTTCAGACAATAAAGCAATCTGAATATGGAGAAGAACTCTTCATGGGGTATTATTTTTCTGAATATATAAAATATCCATTTGCTCCATTCCATTTTGATATGTTTCAGGATTGGAGGGATTTACGCTCTGGGAAAATTCGTGAATTAGCTTGGATTGTTTTTCGAGAAGCCGCAAAGTCGTCAATAGCAAAAGTTCTTATGACGAAAATGGTTTGCTTAGATGAGCGAGCATATCTGAATGTTGACTCATTTGACAAAACAAACGCAGAAAACTTTCTCTTTGACGTTGCTCAAAATCTTTTGACAAATCATAGAATTATTTCTGATTTTGGAGTCCTCTATGATAGGAAACGCTCGACAGAAGAATTGACTCGAACTCGTATGGACAATTTTCTCACAAAAAATAATGTTCTTGTAGAAGCTCACTCTGTTGCTGAATCTGTTCGTGGTCGTATCTTCGGACACGAGCGTCCTTCTTGGTTAATTCTTGATGATTTTGAGACAAATAAGACGAAAGATTCGCTCGCATATACATCGGCGACAAGAGGACATATTGAAGAATTTGCAACAGGTCTTGATTCGAATGCAGGTATTCTCTATCTCGGAAACTATATTACGAAGACTGGTGTCGTTCAGTGGCTTATGGATAGGGCACTGGAAGACCCACGAGTACGCGTGCGTATGGTTCCTGTTATTGAAAATGATGTACCAACATGGCCAGCAAAATATGCCCTGACAACAGAAGAAGCAATATCAACAGGGAAGGTTTCTTTGGAAGATAAGCGGAAACAATTCGGAACAGTCGTCTTCGAAACAGAGATGATGAATAATCCTATCGGTTCAGAATATCAGGTATTCAAAAGTGAGATGTTCCATAGAATCTCGCTCGATGAAGTTCTTAAGAAGAATTGTCGAGTGTTTATGTCTATTGATACCGCTATTTCGCAGACAAAGAATGGAGATTATACTGGTATTGCAATCAACTTTGTTGATATGGAAGGTAAGTGGAATATTATGGCAATAAATCGTAGGATGACACCGAAAGAATTGATTGATTTTATCTTTGAATACTGGGAAAAATATAAGATAGAAGCTATAGGAATTGAAAAAACAACCTTTCAAATGGCACTGAAAGAATTTTTTGATGAAGAAATGAGGAAGAGAAATAAGTTCCCAAATATCGTAGATTTGCTTCACGGAGGAAAGAAAAAAGAAGAGCGCATTCGTGGTTCTTTACTTGGTCGCTATGAATCAAATTCAATCAATCATATTGAAGGATATTGTGCGGAATTGGAACAACAATTACTTGCATTCCCAAATAGCAAAAACGATGACATCGCGGATGGATTATCCTATCAGGACCAAATTGCACAATCACCATTTCAAAAAGTAGAGATGAAAGTTAAGGCTTATAAACCGCAATCTTGTGCATAGTTGACATAGTTCGTATTTGTTTTATAATGAAGAAAAATACAAATACCTCTGTGAATATATCTTGCCGACAATTCGTAGATGAACATGGTAATGGAAGAGTGCAGGTTTCTTCTGATATTTCGTATAACACGAAAGATGTTATTAACGAATCTTATCGACTCTACAATGGAAAGCACAAGACAGAGAAAGATTCGGACGGATTACAAATGATAATGGTCAATATAGCGTGGATTGTATATCGCACGCTTTTTTATGGTTCTGATGTTGATACAAAGGATGCTCAGCTTCGAAGTTTGAATGGTCGTGGTACATCAATCTTGCAAATGCTTCGAATGGCGATGATTTCTCATTTGAATCGAACGGGATTTGGAGATTTTATTGATGATGTTCGCTCAGATTTAGCTGCTTTTGGCTCTGTTCTTATAAAAATTGTTGATGGTGTACCAAAAACAGTTGATTTAAGAAATGCTGTTATTCCTGCTCATTCAAGTGATATTCAAAAAACAGGACTTGTAGAACACCAATACTGGACATACGATGATTGTTTGAACCATAAAAAAGACTGGAGTAAAAAAAATTGGAAAATCGTTCAAGAAATTTTTGAAAAAAATTCTATTACTGGAATCTATCAAGTGAAGATGGATGAATTCTGGACATATCAGGAATTTGAAGGAAAAATGCACAAGGTTTGTGAGCGGTCTATTGATATGACGAATATCGACCCAAAGATATTTGATGATAGTTCTCTTTGGTCGCCTTCGATTGTTTTGGAAACATTTAAGACTCCACACAAGAAACGAAGAGCAACAGCATATCTTCGAAAGAAATATGGAACATACGAAGAACTTTTCCCATACATTTACTTTCCTTTTATTAAGATTAAAGGTCGCGGTCTTGGAGTCGGTGTCTTCGAAATTCTTGCTGGCTT